AGTTTGACAAGACCACTTGCAATGAGTGATGCAGAAGGAGGCTCAAAGGTATCTTCACGCTTCGATGATATATGGACAATACACAGATATGTTGCTCATCCAAATGAATGGATGTATTCTCATATTTTTGTTCAAAAGTGTAAAGAAAACGAAACAGGAGGCAGACCCACACCATTTGAACAACCTATAAGTTTAAGGATGAAAGTAAACAATGTAGGATTTGAATACTTAGGAAAAGATTTAATACACAACGAAACAAAAGTAAAAGAACTGGAGGTATGATTATAATAGCAGGGTTATTAGTTATCGGTTTAGCGTTTATGGTAATAGGACAAATAAATAATGCTGAGATAATATTATCCCCTATTATAGGAATGATGTTCGGATTTTTATATAGCAAAGAACAGTTAGAAGAGGGTTACGAAATAACCTTACAATGTTTGATAGGCATTATTAGTATAACTGTAATATGGACAAACCCGCAGAATGGCTTGGAATTGTAGCACAAAGGCACAAGGAATGGCTTAGTATAGTAAAAAGTTTTGGAGAGTATGATTACGCAGAGGACTTAGTACAGGAGGCGTATCTAACTATCTATAAATATGCAGATGAAACAAAGATTATTAGAGATGGTATTGTTAGTAGGGGTTATATGTATTTTACCCTTCGTTCTTTGTATTATCAGTATTACAACAATAAAAGAAAGATTAACAAGGTTTATATTGACGATGATGAAAATACCTTCGAAATTAGAGACGATTCGGAAATGGATGAGCAAATAGCTTTTAATAAGATTTGTACAATGATTGATGAACACATAGACAATTGGAGATGGTACGAAAAAAAGTTATTTACTTTGTATAGGGATTCTGATTTAAGTATTAGAGGGATTGCATCAGAAACCAATATAAGTTGGGTTAGTATATTTAACACTTTAAAAGCAGCAAAGGCGGAACTTAAAGAAAGGTTCAGCGAAGATTGGGAAGATTATAAAAACAACGACTATGACAGACTTTAAAGGAGATAAAAGAACTAAGGGGTACAAAGAGTGGAAAAAGAAACACTCAGAAGCGAGTGAGGGTTTAGGAAGCACGGTTGAAAAGATTACAAAGGCAACTGGAATAAAGAAAGCTGTAAAGTTTTTAGCAGGAGAAGATTGTGGATGCGATGAGCGTAAGGTAAAACTAAATGAAATGTTTAGGTACAAAAAACCTGAATGTTTAACAGAACAGGAATTTGAATTAATCAAAATGGCTGTAGATACGAAAAAGAATAAGTGGACACCCGAAGAACAGGAAACGTATAAAAACATCTACGAAAGGGTATTTAAAACTAAAGTAGAATGTACTCCCTGTAGTTTTGGTAAGGTAGTATGGAAAGACCTACAGGCTGTATATAACCAATATTTATGAACAACAAACTGAACAATATCAAGGAAATAAAATACTACACCGACTTTAATTTAGTTGGGGAAAAGATAGTACAATGGCGAAGTGCTAAACCACAAAACGAATCTTTAAGGGAAATTTACTTTGCTTGGCAGGATATAGGCTTTTACGTTAATAATTTAATTATGGAACAAAGAGCATTTAACCAGTCTTTAAGTGAATACCGTGCAGACAAGATAAGAGCAATAAACAGAGCAAGGAAAGCCGATGAAAAGATTGCGGAATTAGAAAACGACCTAAAAAAATACAAGGCGTTATATGGCTGATTTATTTATAGGATATTTAATATTTAGATTGGCTGAACATTTTTTAGTTAAATTATTTTATTTTTTTACCAATGAGCGATAGTATTAAAAAGTATGAAGAAATGTTGGAAGCGGGAGGATATGTTTCCGATTCAACTTTTAACCATATACCTAAAGACCCTATTGTTGAGGATGTGGTTAGGACAATGAGAGCAAGAAGCGGGGAAGGGATTCAGAAGTATGGGACTACTTTATATGATTCCCCTGATGGGTTCTATAAGTTTCTGAATCATCTTCAAGAGGAATTGATGGATGGAATATTATATATAGAAAAACTAAAACAACAGAAGTGAAAGAATCTACATTAGTAAAAATGCAACACGATTTAAAGTTAACCCAACAGGCTTTGGTCGTTGCTTTAAACAGAATAGAAAAACTTGAAGAAAAAATATTCCCAAAAGAACAAGATGTTAAATAATTGTTTATATTTACCAAAAATAACAATATGCAATTTAATTACAACGACTGGTTTTGGTCTCAACAAACAGAGGAATACCTTTACACTATTGTAAATGGTGGAGGTTTAGAATCTGATAAAGCAAGAGCCGAACAAGAACTAAACAGAAGAACAGAAGAACAAACAGAATTTATTGAGTTATGATTACACTATTAAACGGAGAGCATTGGGGTAAAGAAGAAATACTTACCCGAATGTACGATGACGAGTTTTACTACGGACACTTAGGACAATACGCTTTGAGTAGTTCAAGTCTTAAAACAATCTTAAAAAGTCCTAAGACTTACAGAAACATTTTAAAGTACGGAGACCCTAGTGGAGACAGTCCTGCATTGGCAGCAGGCAAGTTAGTGCATTGGTTAATACTTGAACCCCACAAAGTAGACAAGTTACATTTTGTAGACGCTTCTACTAAGAACACAAATAAGTACAAAGATGCTAAGGAAAAGTATGGAGAAGTATTTCTAACCAAAGAACGTAGCGCAGCAGAAAGATTAGCAGATGCGGTTCTAAGAAATGAAGCAGCACTCAAACTATTAAACAAGTCAGAGTTTGAAGTTCCCGCAATAGATATGATTGAGGGATTACCTTTTAGAGGCAAGGCAGATATTATACAGGGAGATGCAATCATTGACCTGAAAAGTACAGCCGACCTAAATTCATTTCGGTACTCCTGCGATAAATATTCCTATGACCTTCAAGCGTGGTTATACCTTAAATTATTCAACAAGGATAAGTTTGTTTTCTTAGTTATTGATAAAGCAAGTACCGATATTGGAATATTTGATGTTAGTGATGACTTCTTATCAAGAGGCGAACAGAAATTTAGACAAGCAGTAGATAATTATAAGTACTTCTTTCAGGAAGAAAACGATTTAGACCAATATGTAATGAGAGGAATATTATGAATATTTTAGAAGAAGCAAACAAAATAATTAATCTTCGCTCAGAAGAAAAAGAACGAGAGTACGGCCCGTTTACTGAATCAATGCAAAAAGCTGCTCTAGTGGCATCTGAATTATGTAATAAAAAAATTACTACAGAAGATTTTTATAAATGTATGATTGCTTTAAAAATAAGTAGAATGGCATATAATTCAAAAGAGGATACTTTGTTAGACGCTGTGGGTTATATAGCTGCATTAAATAATTTTAAAAATAATGAATAAGTTTGAACAAGCATATAAAGATTTATTATTGCGTGTATTGCAATATGGTGAAGAAAATAAAAATAGAACAGGTATCAATACCTTAAAATTATTTAATCAAAGCATTAATATTAATCTTAATGAAGGTTTTCCAATAGTAACAGGAAAAAAAATATATTTTAAAAAAGCTTTAGCAGAGTTTAAATGGATATATGAGGGGCGCACTGATTTAAAATATTTAAAAGATAATAATATTAATTGGTGGAATGATTTTGCGGTTAAGGGACAGCTTGGTAAAGTATATGGCTATCAAATTAATAAATATAATAATTCTATAAATCAAATAAATTATTGCGTTAATGAAATTAAAAATAATACTCGACGAGCCATTATTACTTTATGGAATCCATCAGACTTAAAAGAGCAAGCCTTACCTTGTTGTTATACACAACTTAATTTTGTAAGAAGTAATAATAAATTAAATTTAGTAATGCACTTTAGAAGTTCTGATTTATTTTTAGGTTTACCTTATGATATAATTTTTGGAGCATTATTTTTAATTGAAATATCTAAACAATGTAATTTAATCCCAAGTCAATTAGGTTTAAATTTAGCCGATGCACACATTTATAAAAATCATATTGAGCAGGTTAATTTATATTTAGAAAGTGATACTTATAAATTGCCTCAATTAAAAGGATATTATAATAATTATTATTTAGATAATTATAAATCAAATAAATTAATTAAAGCACCTTTAGCTATATGACGACTTATTATGTATACAGAATATTAAGAACAAACAAAATTGGGTGTACTCATAGAATAAAAGAGCGACTTAAAGAACAAGGAGTGAATGAATATGAAATATTATATAAAACTACAAATATTAATGATGCTTCAAATAAAGAAATTGAATTACAAGATAAATATGGATATAAGCGGGATAGGATTCCCTACAATCAATTAAATTTTAATACAATGGAAAAAATTCATATAACTAATGAAACAACAACTTTTGCAAAAGTTTTTAATAAAGAAGATTTTGATAAACATCATTCAGGATTAAAAATGTTAAATTTACCGGATTTTGGTGAAATTAAAATTAATAAAAGTACATTAAAATTTATTAAAAGTAAATTATTAAAAAGTCAATATTCTAATTTTGGAATGTATATATATAATCAAACTTTATTTAATTATATAGAGTCCCAAAAAAAATATACTGATTTTGAATTAATACGGAAATGGGCTAAAGAAAAAGGTATATTAGATAAAGGAGATAGTAAAACACAATATATTAAATTACAAGAAGAAGCCGGTGAGTTAGCTAAAGCGTTATTAAAAAATAACAAAGAAGAAGTAATAGATGCAATAGGGGATATTGTAATAGTGTTAACTAACTTAGCGGAACTTGAAAATTTAAAAATAGAAGATTGTATTAAAAGTGCTTATAATGTAATTATAAATAGAACAGGTAAAATGGTCAATGGCACTTTTGTAAAAAATGAATAAAGATTTAATAGAAGAATTTTACTTACTTGCCTTAGTAGATATAGCAAACGGTAGAAACATTGCCGAACTAGAAGAAGCTATTGACCTTTACGAACAAGTAGAAGAGTATGAAGCCTGTGCAGGAATATTAAAAGCAATACACGAATCAGGATATATGACAATAAAAGATTTAATTTTAAAAATACAAGATGAACAAAGAAATGATTAAAAAAATAGTTGAACAATACTATCAACTTAAACTAGATACAAACACTAGAAAAAGAGAATATGTAGAAGCAAGAAGCATTTACTACAAGCTACTAAGAGATAAAACAAGACTACCATTATCCCATATAGGGGAAACGCTAAACAAAGACCATTCTACTGTACTACATTCTTTAAGAAACCTAAAGGACTGGTTGGAGTACGACAAACAAATAATAACCGATTACAATACAATCTTAGAAAGAATAGACTACGCTATAAGTGTTAACCCCGATGAGTTTTATAGTGCTGAATCATTAGAGGGGTTTTACGAGAAACAATACAAGGTCTTGAAACAAAAATACAACTTCCTAAAAAGTTTACTAAAGAAGTACGAACCTAATAGAATAGAGAACTTTGATTAACAAACAAATAGTTTTTTTATTGTATTAATTAATTAATGTATTTTAATTATGGATGGTAGAAAAAATAATGGTGGTCATTCTACAAAAGGATTCGCGGGAAGAAAACCTAAAAGCGAAGAAATAAAACTTGTAGAAAGATTATCCCCTTTAGAAGATGCTGCACTAGACGCTTTAAAGAAAGGAGTTGAATCTGGAGATATAAAGTGGATTCAGTTATACCTCAACTACTATTTAGGTAAACCAAGAGAAACTAAAGATATATCAATCAACGAGGACTTACCGTTGTTTGTAGATTAGTATGCGTATAAAGCAGACTATAGCAACTAGAAAATTAAGGGATTTAGAAAGTAGGATACGAATAGTTAAAGGTGGTACATCAGCATCAAAGACTATATCAATCCTTGCTATCTTAATAGACTATGCAGTAAAAAACCCAAACAAAGAAATAAGTGTAGTAAGTGAAAGTATACCACACCTACGTAGAGGTGCTTTAAAGGACTTCTTAGGCATACTTAAAGGACAGAATAGGTATAGTGAAGCACAGTTCAATAAAAGTACCTTAAAATACAATTTTACTAATGGTAGTTATATAGAGTTCTTTTCAACTGACCAACCTGATAAACTAAGAGGTGCAAGAAGAACAGACTTATATATAAACGAATGTAACAATGTACCTTTTGATGCTTACACACAATTAGCAACAAGAACAAGCGGGACAATATGGTTAGACTACAATCCTTCTAATACCTTTTGGGTAGATAAAGAACTGATAGGACAACCTGATACTGATTACATCACACTCACTTACAAAGACAACGATGCACTACCTGAATCTATAGTCAAGGAAATAGAAAAAGCAAAAGAGAAAGCAAAGACCTCAACCTATTGGGCGAACTGGTGGAAGGTTTATGGATTAGGAGAACAAGGTAGTTTAGAAGGTGTATGTATTCCTGATTGGAAAGAAATAGATAGAATACCTGAAGATGCACGTATATTGGCACACGGTGTTGATTTTGGATATAACGACCCTACTGTAGTAATTTCTTTATACAAATGGAATGATGCTTACATAGCCGATGAGGTGTTTTATAAGTCTAATACAGTATTAAGGGATTTATCTTTGTTTCTTACTCAAAACAATATAAAAGAAAACTTGATTGCAGATTCAGCAGAACCAAAGAGTATAGAAACTTTAAGAAGGGATGGGCATAATATATATCCCTGTACAAAAGGAAGAGATAGCGTAAACTTTGGTATTAATCTTATTAATCAAAATGAGATATACGTTACCGCAAGAAGTAGGAACTTAAAAAGAGAACTACAAGGATATGTGTGGGCAAAAGACAAAGATGGAAATACCTTAAACAAACCTACAGGAGAACATCCTGACTGCATTGATAGTCTACGTTACGTATTAACAGACCAATTAGAGAATCCTAATAAAGGAGAATATTACATCTACTAATTTGTTTGTTTAAAAAAAGTTTATATATTTGTATAAACAAAGTTTAATTAATACAATAATTATGGAAGATTTTACAGAAATAATGATTAGTAATTTAACAAAGAAAGAGAATAGGCTTAACACAATTAAGTTTTTTTTCTACGCTTTAGTCTTTGGAATGTTTGGAGTAGCGTCAATGTATGGGTTTTTATACTTCTTACTTTGGGCGAACGAGATAACGGATAAGATACTTGGAATATCATAAGATGCAGGAGGCTTGTTGGTACGAACAAATATATGTTGTACAAGAACCTGTAAGGCAGGGTAAGAATCCTGATGTAACATTGTATGTTGATTACAAGGGAAGAACAAGAGTAGGAAGTCAAAAGACAACCTACAAACAAAACAGTATTGAGTTAATGGAAGCAATACATATAGCATACGAATATGCTTATAACAGATTTATTTTAAACAGTTAGTTTTTTCATTTGGTTAAGTAGGAATTGGTCGGCTATATGCTGACCTTTTCTTTTTATACATATTTCACACTTATTTATTGTACTAATATGAAAGTTGAAATAAACGTACCCGATAGTCTTAACGAAATTACGTTATCACAATATCAGAGATTTGAAAAGCTAAACACGGAAGAGAATCAGGGTTCTACATTCTTACTTCAAAAGATGGTGGAGATATTTTGCAACCTTGATTTAAAAGATGTAGCGGAGATTAAATACAAGTCGGTACAGGAGATTGCAGTACACTTAAACAAGGTATTTGATACAAAGCATACACTTATACCAACCTTTGAACTAGGAGGCGTAGAATACGGGTTTATTCCCGTGTTAGACGATATGACTTTAGGGGAATACATTGACCTTGATGAAAACTTAGGAGACTGGTCAAATATGCACAAAGCAATGAGCGTATTATATAGACCAATAAAGTTTAAGAAAGGACACAAGTACAATATAGAACCGTACAACGGAATGAACGAAAGGTTAAAGCAAATGCCTTTAGATGTAGTTTTTTCTGCTATGGTTTTTTTTTACAATTTAAACAACGAGTTAGTGGGAACTATCCTGAACTATTTACAGAAGGAAACGAACAAACTGACTACTCAACAGAAGGAACGTTTGGAAGCAAGTGGGGTTGGTATCAATCAGTCTATGGAATTGCTAAAGGAGATGTTACCAAGTTTGATGCGGTTACCAGACTCAACGTACACGAATGTTTAATGTATTTAGCATTTGAAAAAGATAAAATAGAATTAGAAAAGAAACTGATTAAGAAACGATGAAAGGGTTTTACAACGTAACAGATAAACTAAAAGACACATTACTAGCA